GGTTGCATCATCAACGCTGCCGTCGATGGATGGCACTGCAATCGTCGGTGTTGGAACAACGTGGGCGCGTGCGGATCATACGCATCCGACCGACACGACACGTTATGCTGCCTCTAATCCGGCTGGCTATGTAACGTCAGCGGGTGCTGCATCTGCTGCACCTGTGCAAAGTGTCGCTACACGTACGGGTGCAGTGACACTCACACACAATGACATTACGGATTGGGCAACTACACTGTTGCCATATGCATTGCTAGCTTCGCCCATACTCACAGGCGATCCACGTGCTCCGACACCTGCGCCCGGTGACAATGATACGTCGATTGCGACAACAGCATTCGTCACTAGCGCAGTGTCGGCTGGGACTGCGGGTGTTGCGTCGTTTAACACACGCACTGGTGCCGTTGTACTAAATTCAGCGGACGTGACAACGGCGCTAACGTACACTCCATATAATGCTACTAACCCTAGTGGCTATCAGACAGCCGCGCAGGTAACGGCGGTTCTACCAGTAGCGTCATCAACGACACCGTTGATGGATAACGTAGCAGCAGTTGGTAGCGGTACAACGTGGGCACGTGCAGATCATGTGCATCCGGTCGATACATCTCGTTATGCTGCTACAAATCCGAGCGGCTATCAAACTTCGGCTCAGGTAACGGCTGTATTGCCAGTTGCATCGTCTACGCTGCCATTGGTTGCAGGAACAGCCGCAATTGGTGCAAGTGCCAAGTATGCACGCGAGGATCACGTACATCCAGTGAGTGTAGTTACTGTTGCCGATACGCCGCCAACGATAGCTAATGGATTGCTATGGTTCGATAGTGTAGGGACGCATCTCTACATCGGCTATAACGATGGCAACTCAACTCAGTGGGTGTTGATAGCCTAATGTATCGTAAACATTCAACCGCTGATCCACGAGGTAAGCAACCACAGAGTAACTTGGTGACGACCACTGTGCGCTCGTTTGAGGGCGGGCTTAACGTAGCAGACACCGACCTCAATATGAAGCCGACTTACGCTAAGATACTCGATAACATCGAACGCGGGTTGGACGGTGCGCTGAGTGTACGTCCTGGTACACGGTTGCGTGCGCGATTGGCTGTAGCAGGCGATACATCGAAGATCGTCAACTGCGCTTACTTCAATACGTACATCATATCAGTGCAAGCGAGCGGACTGATTACGCGCACGGATGGCGCGGGTACCGTCACCGCAATGCAGATCGCCGCCGCTAATCCGTGGGGCACTGGCGTAACGTATTGCACGTTTGCGATATTCAACTCTGATCTCGTGATGTTCGATGGAGTACACAAACCACTCATCATCGCGGGCAAGCCGTCGAACCCACGCTACATGTTGCTCGACTATCTACAAGACCTCGCTAACGGCTCGAACGTCAACACGCCAATCGGTTCGTTGTGTTGCGCGCATGGTGAATATCTGTCGGTTGCTGGTATCGCCGCTGCGCCTTCGACGCTATACATTAGCGCAAAGGACACATCGGGCACATGGCCGGGAGACACAGCCCCAAATGACGCAATCTCAGTCGATCTCGGACCGCGAGTGTCGCTCGGTAGCGCAACCATCACAGGATTGGTCGCCTATCGGGATAAGTTGGTCGTTACCTTTGAACGCGGCGTACTACCGCTCAATCTCGGTGTCTACACAGGTAGCCCCGCCGTCCATACGCCAACGGATGATGGGTTTATTGAGGAATTTGGTTGCCTCACACACCGTTCATTGATTAGTGTAGGCGACGATACGTTCTACTGCGACAATATCGGTGTAAATAGCATCGAACGCATTACGTTGTTCAACACGCTACGTCCGAAACGTACGTCGCAGCTAATCGACCCCATAATTACGCCTCTCATTCAACCACTCACACCTGCGCAGATACAGCAATACGTGTTTGCCGTGTACGATATGCGGCACTTCCGCTATATGCTGTTTGTGCCTGTGTTCGACGGCGGCGGCAATATCATAGAGACGATTGGTTTCAGCTATACGTCGATAAGTGACCTCAAAGTGGAAGCATGGGCCAGGTTGCGTGGATGGGTGTGGCAAGCTGCGTGTCGTACTGCATTGCAGAACGTCATATTTGCGCACAACAACAAGCTCTACTCATATGAGTTTGACGATCACGTAGCCAACGCCGATTTCATGGGCGACACGGATGTAGCAAGCGACGGCTCGGGCGCCGCTGTCAACTTCGACTGGGAATTGCCTTGGGCTGACTTCAATAAACGCATGGATACGAAGGCTACACGCTACATGGGTCTCGATACGCAAGGCACCGCAGAGTTTACAGCACGTGCGTACGTCGATAACTTATATACGGATAAGTCTACAGGCGCCGACACACCGATGTTGCAGGCTGATTTCGTTGGTGGCAGTGCATTAGGCTATGGTGGCGTACCATATGGTGCGACAGGTTATGGTGGCGGTAGACGTACATCCGATGAGCGGCTGTTCGCGTGGCCGATGAAGTTTAAGCTGATGAAGCTACGGTTTAGTGGTAGCGTACGCGAGCCGTTGAAGTTCATTAGTGTATCACTCGCATATCTCAGAGGCACGATACGGAGATAGACAGTGGCACTTACGCCATTCTTGCGCTTACAGAAACCACCGTTCGACACTGTGCCCTGGGATGAGGCCATCAACGGCAACATGGACACGATTGATGCGTTCATCGCAAGCTATATGTCAGTGCCGAACTACACAGGACAATGGAAGAATGCTACGCTCTACACGTCAGGGCAAACGACACTCGATAATAGCAATGCTACGATATATCAGGCGCGTGTAACACATACTAGCTCGCCATTACCTACGACATTCGCACAGGATCGTGCAACGTTCCCTGGTTATTGGCTAGCTACATCCAACGTATCTAGCCCCGTCGTAGTTATCACGGTTGGTGACACTCCACCACCTAATGCTAGAACTGGTGACATGTGGTTCGATAGTGTAGGAACACAGTTGTACATAATGTACAATGACGGCAACTCGTCGCAGTGGGTAGTCACCACCAACGTCGCTGCTAGCACTGGTGAAGCACCGATGGACGGTCATACATACGCACGACGCAATGGTGCTTGGGTGCAGATTGCATAAGGACACGTGACGTGGCATTCGATTTCCCCAATTCACCAAGCGTCGGTCAACGTGTCACTGGCACAGATGGCAAAGTGTACGTGTGGGATGGTGTGAAGTGGGCGACTAGCGTTGGTGGCGTAACTGTGCAGTCGATGGGAGACATTGGCCGCAACCTCATCCACAATCCGCTGTTCAATGTGGCACAGCGTGGAGTGGGGCCTTGGACCACATCGCAATATACGCTCGACCGATGGCGGATAGACCTCAATCTGGACGTCGATAGCATCTCGCAGTCTCAATATAATGATGCGCAACGTGCCGCTGTTGGTGATGAGGAAGCGATCAACGTGATGGTCGCTGGCGTTACGGGAAATGCCGGCGCGGCAGCTTTCTCGCTCTTGTCACAGCCTGTTGAAAACGTGCGGCGGCTGGCAAACAAGACAGTCACGGTGTCGTTCTGGGCGCATGCGTCCAGTGGAACACCGAAAGTGGGTGTAGGATTTCGCCAATTCTTCGGGACGGGAGGATCGCCATCGGCGTTCGTCGATCTCAACGCCACAGCGGTTACACTGTCTACGACACCAGCGCGTTACAGCATCACCACGACATTGCCGAGCATTGCTGGCAAGACGCTTGGCACGAACAATGACCATTACACACGGATGGGGCTGTGGTTGTCATCGGGCGCGACCAACAATGCGTTGGCAGGTGGCGTCGGTGTGCAGGGCACCAACTTTGTGTTCTGGGGCGTCCAGCTAGAGATCGGTAGCGTCGCAACACCGTTGGAGAAGCCGGACCCGCGATACGATCTCAGCAATTGTCAGCGGTTCTATCAGGTCGGCTATTTCAACTATGGCGGCTATGGAGCAGCCGGGACGCCAATCAGTGTGTCTCAGCAGCTTCCCGTGACCATGCGAGTGGCACCGACCATGGTGAATACTGGTGGAGGTGCCGCCACGAATGTTTCAAGTCCCGTGCTGGGTATCGGGAATGGCAGTAACTCGGGCTTCTATATCGGCGGCAGTGTCACCGGCGTAGGAAACTTTGCGTTTTATGGAAACTATAGCGCATCGGCGGACCTCTGAGGACAATGCAAATTGTACCACTCACACTCGACCTTGTACCTTATGCTGTGCAGCTTGCTCGTGAGTTGCATAGCCTCGGCTCGTTTCGTGATGTGGCATTCGAGCACGACACCACACACAACCGCATGATTCACGTGATGAATGATCCTAGTTGGTTCTTCGAGATAGCCAAGGATGACGACGGCGTAGTATGCGGTGCGATGTGCGGATGTGTCGATACGTTCTTCTTCTCACAACAACTCGTAGCTAACGAACATGCGCTCTACGTACGTGAAGGCACAAAGGGACGAACGCGGATTGCAGCGCAACTCGTACGCAACTTCATCAAGTGGGCATTAGACGACAAAGGTGCAACACACGTGCAGACGGGCGACGTTGCAGCTATCAACTCGTTAGCAGTTGCACAGTTTTACAAACACCTGGGATTTCAGCAATGGGGCGTGATCTATAAGTACTCACGTCCTGGGAGTGCAGTGTAATGCTCAATGCAGGTGGTCAACTCGATCTGCATACGTTCGCAGGATTGCGTGGTGGTGGCAAAGGTGGTGGAGGTGGTGGTCAAGCTGCACCACAGATACCGCCGCAACGTGTGTACACTGATCCAGTGAACGGTATGACGTTCACAGATGATCCTGCATTTGGTCCCGGTGGCATGATGAACTACGGCGGCGGGTATTACGGTATGATACCCGCTGCACCCGATGGTAAATCAGGTGCACAGAAACTTAACGAAGAAATAGCGCAACGTCAGGCAGGCGAGAAGGCAACGAGTGACACCGCAACGCAAGCTGCGACAGATAAATCAGCCGCAGACGAAGCCGCGTTCCAAGGACGTGCAGGTTCCGCATACGACACCGCAACGCAATCCGTACTAAACTACTTCCGTCAACAAGGCGTCGATCCAACACGCTACATGGATACTGACATCAATCCGGCATTGGCAAGATCACGCCAATCCGTCGCCGACCTCGATCCTAATCCAATGTCCGCCTATGATCCTAACCTCGGCCAATCAATCCTCAACAACATAACATCAGGTGCTCGTACTCGTGCCGATACCGCGTTCACGGCTGCGTTGCCAACGACATACGCCAATACCGCGTTGGGCTACAACGCGATGGACCCATATATCAGTGACATACTCAGTTCGCAGTTCGATCCACTATCGGCGCAGCTACAGAATGCAAGCAAACGCGGCACGTTGAACGATCAAGGTTACAAAGCCGCACTTGATGCATTGGGTGCTAGTCGTACTGCGGCTGAGTCGCAGGTTCGTTCGTTGGGCACGGGCATTATCGACAAGGACCGTAGCACTATCAACGATTACATCTCAGGTGCACGGACTGGCTTAGGCAACATGTCGGCTACGCAATTGGAGGGCTTCGATCCGACAACATACACGTCGGGCGCTGGTGACATTGCAACTCGTGAGCTTGGCACGCTAGGTGGCGACATTCGTAGTGCAGTCGGTAACACGAAGTTTGCAGATTTGCAGACGTTGCTCAACCAGGGTGGTAGTGTACAAGGTGCTACGTCTGGCACTACACCGTTAGCAGGTAGTGGTGACGTAGCACTCGATCCTGCTACGATAGCTCAACAGAACAAAAACCGCGGTCTGGGAACGCAGGGTGCATTTTAGGTGATCTACAACTACGAACATGTGCGAGAGTTCTATCGAGACGCTGATAAGTTGTTGCACGTCTATTTCAGGCATACAGTAGCACGTGAAGGTGTGCCGCTGCTCGACATGAATTGGGAACTGTTCAAGGACTTGCAGGAGAAGCAACACTTGTTGTGTGTCACGGCTCGCGAGACCGATGACACGCTACGTGGTTTCGTCATGTATATCCTGAGCTACGCACCGCACCACAAAACGGTGTTATGTGCTACATGTGACATCCTCGCAGTCGATCTCGACTACCGCAACCGTGGCATCGGTCGCATGATTATAGAAACGGCAGAGACGTTGTTGGTTGCTCGTGGCGTTGAGCTAATCATCCAGTTCTATCGCACCGGGTATGACGACGTACCGCTATTTGAGAAGCTGGGCTTCGATAAGTACGAAGTCGGTTACATGAAAAGGCTATAACGATGGCAATCTCCGCTATCTCGGCCATTGCCGCATTAGCGAGTGCGGGCGCTGGTATTGCCGGTGTCATGGGCAGCAATACAAAGTCAGCGCAACAGAGTGCAGACTACTCAGGCTATGCGCTACAGAATGCGCAGAACCAACAACAGTATCAAGCCGCGCTCAATGCTCTTGCATTGCAGCGTTCATCGGCTGGTTCGGCTGACTCATTAGGCACGACACAGAAATACGATCCGTACACTAATCAATGGACCACTACACTCGGGCCATTGCCACAGTCTCAGGCTATCTCTCAGAACATCGCGGACATCGCACGCAACACGACCGACGTACGGATGGCACAACGCGCCAATGAGCAAGCAACGGGACGCTCATTGACTGCGGCGGATGCCGCTGACTCTGCCATGCGTGCTATCCGTGCTTATAGTCCAATGACACCTGGCGCACTGACTGGTGCGTTGGAGCAAAAGGCTACGATGGCTAATCGTCAGATACAAGACCCATTGGTAGCTGACACGTTGCGTACGTATGCGCGTATGGGAACGTCGGCTGGGCCAGAGCGGCGATGATCTACGTAAGGCTATCATAGATGCGACAATCGCAGGTCAGACGAATGCGGCTGATATCAATAGCAAGAATACGGCCAGCTTGCTCGGTCGCTACTCGACACTGAATGCGAATGCGACACCGACGTTCAACTATCCAGGTATTGCAACCGACGACACGAATAAGACGATGGCAAACCTAGCTGCGTATCGTGCACTGCAATCAGGCAGATCGGCAACCGAGGCCGCAGCGAGTGTGCCAAACATGACAGGACAGGTGACAGGTGCCGCGAAGGATGCAGCGGGTAACGTAGTCGATAGCAACTTCCAAGCTAATCAACTCGCTAATCTCGGCAAAGGCTTCGAAAACTTGGTGAGTAAGGGAACCGACGCATATACCAAGATAAAGAATGCATTCGGTGACGACAATAAGACCGACCCAATTAATTCATAGAGTAACGTAGATGAGCGAAACCGTTTGGAACGTTAGGGCAGACCAACCCTACAGGACCGAAGATCAAGCTGCGGCTGACATCGCCAATCCGCAGCGCAAATCCTATATGGCATTGCCGACGCTACTCGGCGCCGAAGCTCAGCACTCTATGGACAACATGAACTACGCTGGGCAAATACAGCAGCAGCGTCAGTACGCATACGATGCATTGCACTCTAAGATTGCAGAGAACTTAGCGAAGAACACATTAGAAGGAACGAAGCTCGGTATCGACAATCCCGGTGTGCTTGGTTATCTCGCGGGCAATCCTACAACAATGGCGTCATTTGCTGGTGCCGATCCTGGCGCTACATCGGTATTCAACGATTGGTCGTCACGCATGAATGCCGCTAAAGCAGCCGAAGCATTAGGTAAGGGAGCACAAGGTTTCTTAGCAGGTGGCATACAGATGCCGCCGAATTATGCAGCGGGTGTGCTACCCGGCTCTCCTGCTATGACGCTCGGTGATCCACCGTTGGTGGCAGCCGCTAAAGTACGTGAAGCTGGTGCGGCGTCACGGGCTGGTACGTCGGCAGGCAACCCTAACGATCCGAACACTAAGCTCGTGATGACCGATCCGCAAGGCAACACGATTACACTAAACAAGGTGCCATTCAGCCAAACAGGCAAGTATCTCGATGCGCACTACAAGAACCTCGGTATAACAGCCGCACCGTCAGCCTCACAACACGTAGGCGGTGGAGATGCTAATACAGCCGTACCTAATCTGCCGATGGCACAGACCGACACGCCCGCGAACAATATGTCAACAACATCAGGCGGTAGGTCAACGCCTGCTACATCGTTGCAACCTATACCGAACAACGCACAAGGCACCGCAATACGCAACCAGATCGCGCAGAAGATACAAGGCGGTGGTGCTGATAAGACAGCATTAGCGGACGTGACGGCCAAAGGTACAATGGATGTGCGTCACGATCCGAACTCGGGCGCGATATACGTGATCGGCCAATCTGGTAAGCCATATCGCGTACAGTGACGTGGCCGACGACACCTCATACTCACTCGAAACACTAAGACGCGCGCCCGGACTATTCGTTAAGGGCATCGCTCCTGGTGCTATTGCTAACTTCCTCGCACCTCCACCCGATGTAGCCACCAACACGTCATCGTTACCCGGTATTGTTACCGGCAACGTGAGCGGCCTTGGTACGTTGCTCGATTTAGCAAGCACGCCATTCGATGCTACGACGAACTACGTACGTAACAAGCTCGGTCTATCGCCTGCACCAGTTCCACAAAAGCCGCAATTCCTTACAGACTTCAGTAAGGCATACGAAGGGTCAGTAGACCGCGCTACTGCTATAATGCCGCAGACGTTGCAACCCGACCCACAGAACGCAGTAGAAGAAGCGGTTGCGCGTGGTGGTAATGCCGTTGGTTCGATGCTCGGTGCGCCGATACCATCGCGTGCAATAGCAGCATTGCCACGAGTGTTGCAGCCAGTTGCGTCGTTTGTCGCACCATTAGCCACGGGTGGTGGTGTTGCGTCGAAGGCCGTGCCTCTCGGAATTGGCGCTGTGGCTCCGCTAGCGGTCACGGGTGCGGCTGATGCTCTGCAAACTCGACCTGACAGCCAAACCTCACGAAAAAGTGACTCGTTCTGGGTCACCGAACCATCCACTGCCCAGACCGCTACACCGCAATCTACTACTACCAACGCTCCATCACCACAAACCAACGACACATGGCTATTTCAGCCACCTAAACAACAACAAGGTGGTGACAATTGGTTATTCCAGCAACCACAGCAGCAACCCTCATCAACGGACGATAGTATAACGCCAGCAGAAGGTGCGGGTGGCGAGAGTGGTATAACGGGTGGTGGAATAGCAACCGGCATTGGTGCATTCGTACTAGCAGGTCTAGCTGCGAAGTATCACACACGCATTCCTGGACTAGCAAGTGCCATTGATCGACCGGGTTATCTACGTAACGCACAAGCATTCAACGACGCTGCTAGATTACGTGCTGCGGGTGATCCTGCACAAACATTCCAGATGAAAGATCAACCAGCGGCTCCATTAGCGATGGGTCCGGTTGAGTCAGCAGGACGTAAATTCCAGACCTCAACGCAAGATCGCAACGCCACAGTAGCGGCGCATATGGATGAGGTACAGCAAACAAACAAAGACCTATCACATACCATCGGCATCATTAACAACGATGCATCGCAAAACATGCGGGTCAATAATTTCTTCGAGACGGGCGTACATGACGCTACAGGTATTAGTCTACCGGCGTGGAGTAAGTTGTCGCGTGACATAGGCCGACTGTCACCCGATGACCAACAAATTCTGCATAGTGGACTTTGGTCGCGGAGTGCGCTGGACAATCGCCTCGATCTATTCAACAAAGCAACGCAAGCCGGTAACGTTGGCGCCGATCCACGCAGTTTCCGTACTGGTCTATACAATATCTCCGACGCTGATCTACGTGCGAACGTTGCTGCTATGGAGAATACGCCACACATCAACGAGATAGCCGACCGCTATCGTGCTCATATGTCAGGCAACCTAGATATACTCGAAGCTATGGGATTTCCTAAAGCCGATCTTGACGATATCCGTCGCATTAATCCCAACTACGTACCATCTGCTACCTCGACAGGCGAAAACCCACACACATTCGCTCTACGTGAGACTGAGCCATATATAGGCAACGAGATACCGAGTACGACGCCGTGGGACTCGGCATCGCAACACAATGCGAAGCTGTTCAAACTAGCCGAAGATAACGCCGTCAAACGGAGTATTGTTGACGCGAGCATCGACGCACAGATTAAGAACCCGAAGCTAGCTCAGATGTTCACCCGCAAAGCTGACTATGCAGGTGCGGATGTAGGAGCGCCACACGATACAACGGCATGGGATATCTATCGTCCAACAGGTAAGGAAACTTACACAACGGGGAATAGAGCATTCGCTGACTCATTCGAACGCAACTCAACCGTAACCAGTGCTTCGATAGGCTTCATGCGTCGTTGGTATAATAAAGGAGTGACACAACCGCTTGCTATGATCGGCGGCAAGGTATTCCCATTCATAAATGCCGCGAGAACGGGTTACTATCTACCAATCAACGCACCAACGGGCTTCGCAAGTGGCTATCTCGATAAGCTATTCCAACAAGCAACTGGTCGCAATCTACGACTGCTAGCAGATCAACCATTTGGTATGATCGGTGCAGGAGCGATGGATGCTGGCAATCGTATGATGCATGGCTTCGCGAATAGCTTAGAGCCGGGTGCGCGTAATTACGGCAACCAATTGCTGCGACATCTTAGCGGTGATGCTAACGTTGATAGATGGCGCGATGCTATGATGCAACGCTACATGGCATCTGTAACGCACGAAATGCGTGCTCGTGGTGCAGTTGGTGGATTAGGCTATGGTCATACCGAAGTGCCCGCTTACCAAGCTAGTGTTAAGGGCGCTATAACGCGCAATCCAGCGGCAGATATGGCACCCGGTTTGTATCGCGCCAAAAATCCGTTCACGCAAGCCACGATGCCGTATGGCGTTGGTATGAAGAAGGTTGTTAACGAAGCATTCGACATTGTTAACAATATGGGCCACAGCTATTTCTATCGGCTCAATCGCAACAACCCTAACATATCACCTGAGCGTTTGGTTAATGAGACGCGACGGTTGACAGGCGATATGGGAGTAGCAGGGCGTGGCAGCTTCACACGCGGTCTGAATGAAGCGATACCGTTTGCCAATGCAGCGACGCAGGATATAGCGCAACTCGGTCGCACATTTGCAGATCGTCCGGTGGCAACGCCGTTCTCACACATTGCAAACATGGGGTTGCTAGCAGCCGGATCGTTGTATACCGCAATGCATACATCGGGTGGTTTACACCATCTATTTGATTTAATGAGTACGAGCCAACGCGCTACTGGTCCCACATATTACACCGATCCAAATGGTGACGCTACTAAATATCAGCAACTCTCGTTGCCGCAAAACGTCCGTGCCTTATACCCTATCGTACTAGACCTCATGGGCTACGCAACTCATGCATGGGATGCACGACACGACGAAGACGCATTCCATCGTGCTTACCACACGCTCAGTGATCTTATGAGCCACCACATCTCTAGCTATGCCATGACATCGGCGGGACACGGATTGGGTCAAGCTGTCGATCCATATACCTCTGTACTATCTGGTGGACCAATCGGTAATCTGATCCTTACTCTAGCCGGTAAGCAAGCCGATGTGCGTCCCGATGAATTAGTGAGTGATCTGTTGCATGGTCGAATGCCATCGGTTGCACGCGATATAGGAACACGCTCAACCATACCTAATCGAGTTGGTAGTGGAGAACCATTGGACAGCAATTCGCGAGCGTCGCATCTACTTTCAAGTGTTCTAGGTATCGCTGGTAACGTATGGGAAACTGCGAACCGTGGTATCTCATCGGCACAACATGGCGGCGATGCTATTCATGCAGTGCTCGACAATCTTGGTCAGCATTTCAAAGACTTAAATCCGATGTTCAACAATAGGCTGTGGAGCAATCAACAACGTATATCGTCTAGCACGCCACTCGTAGAAGCTACCGAACGTCGAATGCGTGTATTAGAGGAAACCGCGCCCGCGAACACCGATATACGCTATGAAGGTTACACTCGGCGCGGTGGACCTGCGCTCTCCGGCTCAGGCGAGACTAAAGTATCCCACGACCCACTCATGCAACAGATGTATTGGGAGTCGAAGAACTACAATAGTCTCGTCACGCGCCAAAAGAAGGAGATCGGCGATTTACGTAAGCTATCGGCTGACTTAGCTAACACACGGGATAGCGAAACAATACGACGGCAGAAGTCGAACGAATATGCGCAACAGATCAACGACAAGTACTACACGATTGCGCAAACGATCTCGCGACTCAATGCGCGCCTAACGCAACTGGCGGGTCGTCCGATAGACATAGGCGATCGTAGCATTGATTGGTCTAAGGACGCGACGCAGTTCCACAATTAGTCGAAGTTTGGTGTATCGAGTTCGATTAGTGCGGCTCTGGCTTGTTCTAGTGCGGCGATTGCTGCATTGATGCTTTGGAGTAGAGCTTGGTGCTGATCGAGTGTTTTCTCCGGTATCTCGATAGTGAACCATCGGTATTTGCAGGTTCGGCAAACTCGTCGCCTACGTCGTTTGTTATTTACGATGCGTGAGTCCTGTACCGTAACGGTGTCATGTCCGCATTTGAGGCAAAGTTCTTGCGATTGAATAGTGGTATCAAGCATCGACGTTCCTTAATGTGCTAAACGTTCTGATAACTTCTCAACCAATCCACGTCCAGCTAACAACTTAGTACCGCATATCAAATCCGTTGGTCTACCTGCGTGTTCGTGCTTTACCACGAACCGCTGTATTGCACCGATCTCATGCAACACATCCAACATCGCCATAAACTCCGCATGATCGAGATGCTTACGACAATGTAGCCATAGCTTAGAGCGTGGCATCGGATCGGACTCATGCGACAATAGCACTTTGCGCGTTAGCTCAATCCCTAAGATGAACTTAGCGCGCTCTTTCGTACCCTCGAACAACTCTGCGGACGTTTGCTTGATCTCGGCTATCATACGGATCGCTATACGTAAGTGCGACGATTGTATGATCCAGCTACCATCGTTAATGCAGAGGAACGCTGCGACACGTAGTATGTGTGCATCCTCACGCGACTCGAAGCTCGCTCTATATGCGTCTAATGATGACTTGCGTCTGCTATACCACTTGCGAAATGCCTCCAACGCCGTATCGTTGATGGTGATTGTCTCGTGTTGCTTAGCTAGCTCACTTATACGACATAGATCATCTAGCAATCTTCCGCCATCTGCGTCAGTTGCTCCATCGGTATCGTCAGGCCATGCAATGCGTCGCTTAGGCTCATCAGACACGACAAACATACATCGAGAGGTAAATCCTCCTTCAACGACTGTTGGATTAACAGAGCGTAGCAGCCAAGACGGTGTAGATGCGGAGAGGAAGGAAACAAAGACTGACGTTTGGTTAACCTCGCCGCTAGCAATCGAACCCCCGGAGCGCCGATCCGTAGGACAGTCATAAAGGTCCGTGAGCAAAGCAGGCATCGCAGCGGTGTATCGTTCCATACCAAGGAACACGGCAAGCTCGCTGATTGCAATGCATAGCTGTGCACTACCATGTTCTCGCGTGCGTTCATGCAACACCATATCCAAACGTTCGGGAGTAATCTTGCCTTCGAGTATGCCCATCGCGCCATAGCCATTCAACAACCTATGCGCGAACGATTGTGCTTCACGTACGGCAGACGACTTACGTGTAACGCCGCTCTCTGCAACCAACACCGCATAGAGGTTCAGATACACCGGAGCACGTGGTCTACTCACGTAGACCGATCTGCCACATGCAATGCTCAGTAACCACAACGCACACCACCAATCATAGGCTTCGGCGGTCTCCTGTCGCTGCATGTGTGCGAGGTAACGGCCAATAAATGTGTCGCTGCGGACTAGCGCACTGTAATGCATTATTACGCTCCCGATAGCGTAGGAAATCCGTCAACTGTTTTCCAATTAGCTGTAGATACATCGCAGCCGTGGTGAAAGGCAAAAATCGTTGGTAACACGTTGATATGATTATCTTCCGACAAACTTCACCGTTCTGCGTTTACCGTTGAAATCACTCATCTTTTCTGGGCCTGTATATACGACCGATTTTGGTGAAAGATGGATCGCGTTCCCAGATGTCCATCGCCTCTCGTGCGAGATGTTCTTGCGATACTGACCGCGTATAGTGTTCGACCATCGCGAGCGTCTTATGTCCGGTGATCGCTTTGATGTGGTGAGGCGAGCAACCGAGATCGGCAAACGTGGTTGCGGCAAGTTTGCGTAGACCATGAACATTCAACCCTGGCGGGAGTCCGGCATCGCGAACGGCAGAGCCAATTGACCACGAGAGATATTCAGGTGCCCACGGTCTACGCTTCTCCGTTACGAGAATGAACACCGACAACGCCTCGGCCTTCCATCTATCTAACTCTATACGCAGTGCATTATGCACGGGTAGAATGAGCTTAGTGGGCTTTGCACCCAACTTAACCTTCTGTTGCGTTACACTAAGTACGCCGTCCTTATAGTCTGACCAACGCATTGCGATAAGGTCGCCGCGTCGTTGCCCAGTGTACCGTGCTAGTACGATAGCACGACGTAGAGGCTCAGTAAACGAATGCAATGCCTTAACGAATTGCGCGTCTGTCCACGCTTGGAAGCCGCTACCCATAGGCAGTTTCTTGATACGCAGTGCAGGTGAGTGCTCAATCCACTCATTCTGTAGCATCCATGAACACCACGATGCCGTAGCT